GCAACAACAGGTGCTGCAACAGTGACTGTGAAATATTTACAAAATAATTCAATAGCACTTGCTGGCGATGTACCTGCGTAAGGAGTAAATTATGATTAACTATAGATCGGCTAAAGTAACAGCAACAGGTAATGTAGGATCAGGTCCTGCAAGACTTATTGCTATTCATGCTATCTGTGGTGCATCTGCTGGAAGCATTGTTCTAAAAGACGGTAGTGGAGGATCAACTTTGTTAGATCTTGACACTCCTGCTTCTGCTACAACGGTAATTGAAACTTACATCGGCGATACAGGTATGAGATTCCAAGATAGAATACATGCTACATTGACTAATGTAACTTCACTGACTTGCATCTTCGGGTAATGGCAGACAAACAGCCACCAAAAACTAAAAAATATTTCCGCTCCACTAAATCTGGAGCGGGAATGACTAAAGCAGGTGTTGCTAAATATAGAAAAGACAATCCTGGTTCTAAATTAAAAACAGCAGTCACAGGTAAAGTAAAGAAAGGCAGTAAAGATGCAAAAAGAAGAAAATCTTTCTGTGCTAGATCTGCTGGTCAAATGAAAAAATTTCCTAAAGCAGCAAAAGATCCAAACTCCAGATTAAGACAAGCAAGAAAGAGATGGAGATGTTAGATGAAACTACTTATAACAATTCTTTTTTTCTTTACATTAGTAGCTACAATAACTGATATAAAAGCTGAAACCAATACCGTGTCGAGCACGGTTGTGACAAATTCAACTCCTCCTACAGCATCTGCTCCAACTATCATGAATAATAATAGTGATATATGTAAAATTGGAATTGGAGCTAGTGTACAAAATAATGTTTTAGGATTAGCTTCAGGCTATGTCGTTACAGACGAATTTTGTGAGACTCTCCGTGCTAGTCGTGCTATGTACCAATATGGCATGAAAGTTGCAGCGGTGGCATTATTATGTCAAGACCCTCGTGTCTGGGATAGTATGCTCGATGCAGGGACTCCGTGCCCAGCAGAAGGAGCCATAGGCGCTGAAGCGGCTACTTATTGGAAAACCAATCCTGATAAGATACCTGTTGGGTCTAAATTTAGAGAAGACTATATAGCTCAAACAAAACCACAAACACAGGAGTTTAGTGATGTACAACAAGCTGCTTTATTTAAAACTTTGTTTATTCTTACTACTGGTCTCCTTTTATTCTAAAGCAGATACTTGCTTACCTGATGTAGAAGGACTTTGTACTCCTGGTGTTACTATTGAAGAAGATGTTACTGTAGAAAAAACAGAAGAAGATAAAGGTACAGAAATTATCTATACCACCACAACCACCACAACCACTACTACAACAACTGTTACTAATGAAGATTCAGGAGACATTCTTGATGGTGATAATGATTATGTCACTACAAGCAAAGAAGGTGATATGGATTACGATTGGGGTGGTCAAGGCCCTGCAAATATTCCTAGTGGTAATTCTTGTTATGGCCTCGGTTCTGATAAGTGTGCTCAGATTACAGGAGGAGGTAATTCAACTTCTAATATGGGTGTTGATGGTATGGGTACAACATTTGTTAATACAATTGACATTTCTGATTTAAGTATAGATAAGGGTGGTCAAGTTAGATATTCCATAAAGGTTGATAAACAAGATGCTCAAGATCGAATCTACATGCACATTACAGGAACTAATGGAGGGACTACAGTCTTTTCAGGCACTGATGTTTTGTCTGAATCTGGAGTTTCGTCAGGCTATCAATCATACAATGGAGCTTTCGATTTCAGTGGCGTTTTAAAAAGTTTAACAATTGAAATAGGGGGTAGGGATATCAATCTTGCTATAGGTCCTTTATTTGACGAGGTATCGGTCAATGTATTCTACAACGTTATTAATACGATTATTGAACAACAAATCACTTCAGTAGAAGAAATAGTTTATCTCAATATCTTTGATCCTGTAGAAATAGAATATGCTACAGAGATTATTGAATTTAATGATGTCGTTGTTGATGATGCGGGAGACGTGAGTTTTGAACCTATAGAACCTCAACAAGAAGAAATTTCTTATGAAACAGTTGAGGTAGAAATACAAGAAATACAAACAGATTTTGAAGTAGATATACCAGAACCTGAAACACAAATGGCAGAAGTAGAAATGGAAATTGAAGCAGAATTAGAAGAGACAATTGAAGTAGCTAGTGTCGAAGAGATCAAAGAAGAACCTTCAGAAAAGCCTGTTGAAGAAACTAAAGAAGAAGCTCCTGTAGAAAGTGAAAGTAGTCCTAAACCTGTAGAAGAAAAACCTGAAGAGGTTGAAGAACCAGAAGAAAAACTTGCAAAAGAACCTTCAGCAAAAGAAAAAGCAGCTACAAAAATAGTGAAGGATATTGACGATAAAGAACGTTATGACGACACTGCTCAAACAAAAACATTACTTGTAATGCAGATATTAGGAGATACAAAAATTTTCTTTACACCTACTCAAAGCTTTACAGAAGTTGATGTGGGTGAGTATTTAAACAAGACAATAGATGATCAGTATGGTATGTTGTTTGACATGGCACAGGAAAATACAATTCAGGATATGATAAATGCCCAGTATTGAGTATTCAGGTTTAAAGGTAAGTGGAGGTAAAGCTTTTGCTATTCTTACACTATTAGGTGCCCTAGGTAGTGGTGCTTGGGCAGTCTTCGAATTTTGGAAAAATTATCAAGACCTAACCACCAAAGTTTTGGAGTATACAGCTCCCGATCTATCTAAATATGATGAAGAAATAGCAGTTTTAAAATCAGAACTAGATATCATATTAGACGAAATTACCATAATCAGTGATGTGGCACGTGATATGCGTTCAGACATGAAGGCTGATTTACGTCAACAAGCTAATGATATTCGTCACATAACCGAAATTGTAAATGACGTGGAAGATAGACAAAAAGAAGATACAAGAGAAGTATTTGATGAGTTAAAGCTCATTGAAGAAAGCCTTGACTTACAAATTAATAAGGCTTTAAATAACCCTTTAAGTAACATGAGTGCTAAAACAAAATGATTAAATTAGATATAAAAACTATATTACCTTATCTTGTCCTAATTGGCACAATGTTAATTACATGGGGCATGTGGTCAGAACGTTTAAATGCAGTAGAACAAAAAGCAGATAGTGTTGCAAAAATGCAACAAGATGTTGCTGTTATAAAAGTACAAATTCAAGCAATTGATGAAAAAATGGCTTGGATGGAAGAATTCTTAATTAAGAATTATAGTGAGTTTTAGTGGTCATATCACGAGCACAAATGCAAAAGGAAGTATCTACAGGAGATAAGAAAATGAATAAAAAACTAAAACCAATACCATCAAAAAATAAAGGTCTTAAAAAATTACCTAAAAAGGTAAGGAATAAAATGGGCTTTAAGAAAAAAGGTGGAATAGTAAAATAGATGTGTAAGTGTAATGAAGATTACGGATGCATATGTGGTTTAGAAACAGAGAACGATAATGGGTAAATTATGTGCAAGAGGTAAAGCGGCCGCTAAGAGGAAATTTAAAGTCTACCCTAGCGCATATGCTAATATGTATGCAGGTGCTGTGTGCAGTGGAAAAGTAACTCCAGGTGGTAAAAAGAAACCAAAGAAAAAAGCTGATGGTGGTATGATTAATAAAGTTTCTCAAGAAAGAAAGATGGTATCTAGTTATGGTCAAGGTGGAATAGCTAAGGGATGTGGTGGTGTCATGGAAAGTAAAAGAAAAGTTACTAAAAAAACGTAATGGCTAAAAAAGGTCTTAAAGCTTGGGTAGGAGAAAACTGGGTAGATATAGCTAATAAAAAATCTGATGGCTCTTATCCTAAGTGTGGGAGAAGTGGTAAAGAAAAAAGAAAAAATTATCCTAAATGTGTTCCTATAGCAAAAGCAAGAGCCATGTCAAAAGGTCAAAAAAGATCCGCTGTCAGTAGAAAACAAAAAGCTGGCAACCCAGGTGGAAAACCCACAATGGTTAAAACAATTGTCAAGAAAAAAACAAGCAGAAAAAATAAAGCTTGATGTAGTTAATTGGTCCAAGACTGTCTTGGAACCAATGAATAAACATATAGGTTTTCCAGCGTGTCCTTTCGCTGCTAAATGGAGAAAAGATAAAAAAGTGCGAATTGAAGTTCGTATGGATAAGTCTAAATATGAAAAACACTTAACTTCTGTTATTAAGTCTTGGAATAAAAAAGAACATGATATTATAATTTACTGCGACCCTTTTTTTGAACAATATAATCCTGAACAATTTCAAGAAAAAATAGATTTTTACAATAAAACCTATAACAGAAGAGATGTGTACTTTATGGGATTTCATCCTGAAACACCTGCTGATCCTGATAGTGAAGCTTTTCTTTGTGATCCCACTGAGGATCCTGTAGAACATGGTGACTTAGAATATTCCATGATGCTTATACAAAAATTTAAACAACTGTATGATGCAAGTTGCAAACTACATAAGATAGGCTATTATAAGAAATGGCCTAAGGAATACTACGATGAAGTAGTAGCTGAAAGGCAAAATACGTACGAAAAACTTTTTAAAAAAGGAGTAAAATCATGATGGCAAAAAAGAAACAAGTAATGAAAAAAGGTGGCATGGCCAAAAAGCGTGGTGGTGGCATGATGAAGAAAATGATGGATGGTGGTCCAGCAAAGAAAAAATCTGTCGTTAAAAAGCGTGGTGGTGGCATGGCCAAAAAACGTGGTGGCGGAATGATGAAGAAGTAAAATGGCTACCTCTGGTACAACTACTTTTAATTTAGATATAGATGACGTTATAGAAGATGCATATGAAAGATGTGGTCTTGAGACTAGATCAGGATATGATTTAAAATCTGCTAGACGTAGTCTTAATATCTTATTCCAAGAATGGATGAACAGAGGTATTCATTTATGGAAAGTAGAAAATCATACTGCTAATTTAACAGCGGGAACAACTACTTATAATGCTCCTAGTGATGCAAGTGATGTGTTAGAAATGACCTTTAGAACTGTCTCAAGTGGAACAACAACTGATACTACTATGACAAAAATATCAAGATCGGAGTATCAAGCCATTCCTAACAAATTTTCTCAAGGTCAACCGACGCAGTATTATGTCGAGAGAAATTTGTCTAACGTTCAAATTAATCTTTATCAAACACCTAATACAACAGATACTCAGATTAATTATAACTACATAGGTAGGATACAAGACGCTGGAGCTTATACAAATCAGCCTGACGCTCCATTTAGGTTTCTTCCTTGTATGGTTTCAGGATTAGCTTTTTATTTATCGCAAAAGAAAAACCCACAAGCTACTCAATCTTTAAAATTATATTATGAAGATGAATTACAAAGAGCTCTCACCGAAGACGGACAAAGAGCCTCTGTTCATTTGACTCCTCAAAATTATTTTATAAACGGGTCGTAACATGGGCGTTTTTGCTACTGGTAAATATGCTGTTGCTCTTTGCGACAGATGTGGTCAACAATATAATTTCAATCAATTAAGACAAGAATGGAACGGTTTAAAAACTTGTCCTGAGTGTTTTGAGCCCAAGCATCCTCAACTAGATCCTCCTTATCATAGTGCTGATGCACAAGCCTTACCTTGGGCTAGACCAGCGAGACAAGAACCTATGACTGTTTTTGTTGGAGCTTCAGGAGACTCATCTTTTGAATCAAATGGAATGCAACCGTCTGAACCAAGTAGAGCATTGATTATTGGTTCAAGTGTTGGTAAAGTGACAGTGGAGATATCATGAATTATTCAGAACTTTTAGATAATGTAAGAAATTACACAGAAGTAACAAGTGATGTATTGTCTAATTCTGTGATTAATGTTTTTTTAACTAACATAGAAAATAAAGTAGCTAGACAATTAGATTCTGATGATCAAAGAAGATATGCCACTACAACCTTTGAAGCTAATAATGCTTTTCTAGATGTCAGTGGTCCAGAAGGTGGATTTAGATTTGCTAGAGCCTTACAAATCGTAGCTGATGATGGAACAAGAACTTGGTTAGAGCAAAGAGATGCCACTTTTATGGACGAATATTCGGTAGAAAGATCCACGACAGATACAAATTTTACAGGGCAACCCAAGTATTGGGGTAATTGGGACGCAACAACCTTGATTGTAGCTCCTACTCCAAATGTAGCTTATACAGTGGAGATGTGGTATGATGAAACAGCCGAAAGATTAGGGAATGGTTCAGGAACAACCTCCACCACAACATTTTTGTCTAATAACGCTCCTGAAGTTCTATTATTTGGAACTTTATCGGAGGCTTTTTCTTACTTGAAAAACCCACAAGATATGCAATTATACGAAAGTAAGTACCAAGTAGCTCTGCAAGATTTTGCACAAGAGCAAATGGGTCGTAAACGTAGGGATGAGTATCAAAATGGTGTGTTACGCATTCCGATGAAATCGCTAACACCATAAGGGAGTAACTAAAAAATGGCAATAAATCAAGCAGTCTGTGCTTCATTTAAAAAAGAACTGTTAGCAGGCGATCATGATATTGATAACGATACAATCAATCTCGCTTTGTACACAAACTCTGTAACTTTAAATGGAAACACAACAGCCTATTCCGCAACAAACGAAGTAGGTGCATCCGGAACATACGCAGCAGGTGGTATAACTTTAACAAGTCCAACCATTGGCTTAACAGCAACTAGCGCAACAGCTTCAACAGCATTTGTTGATTTTGCAAACGCAAGTTTTACATCAGCAACAATATCTGCTCAAGCAGCTTTGATCTATAATAGATCATCATCTAATACAAACGCAGCTATTTGTGTTCTTGATTTCGGAAGTGTAAAGACATCAACAAACGGTACATTCACAATCGCATTCCCAACTAATGATGCTTCAAGTGCTATATTAAGATTATCTTAATTTAGAGGAGCATTACCATGGCAGATGCTTGGGGTGAAAATAATTGGGGCGAAGGGGCATTTGGCCAACAAAGCTCGATCACGGTATCTGTTACTGGGTTATCGACTACAACAGCATTAGGCACAGAAAGTGTTATAGCTGATTGTTTAGTCACATTAGATTCATTACAAGTATCTTCTGCTTTAGGCACTCTAATAGCTGAACCTGAAAACGTTTATTTTCCAACAGGCGTTTCATTTGAAACACAATTATCAGGAGTCACGGTAGGTGAGGGCACAGGTGTTGTTCTCGGAAGTTTATCCACATCATTTGGTTTAGGTACTGAAACCGCATCAGGAACCGTTGATGCAGGTTGGGGAAGATCTACATGGGGATCTTTCGCATGGAATGAAAATATAACTCAAGAGGTTAGCGTCACAAGCGTGGCGATGTCCACGGACCTAGGCACTCCTACAGTTGAAGTAGGTTCGGGTGTCATAGTTTCTGTAACAGGCTTAGAGATGACAAGTGCTCTAGGTGATACAACTGAAACAGGAACATCTCTTGTTACTTTAGATAGTCAATTAGTAAGTGTAGCTTTATCAGGAGCGACTGTTTCTGGTGAGGGAAGTGTTGCAGTTATTGCACCTTCCGATCAATTAGACTTTGCTATTGGAACTCCTACTATTGAAATATTTACACAAGTAGATCCTGTTCCAGTAACAATGACTTCTGCACTTGGAACTGCTGTGGCAGAGGCAGATGCTCTTGTACAACCTACAGGAGTTTCAATGACTTCTGCTTTAGGTACGGAAACAGTAGAGGTAGGAACGGGTGTAATTGTAAGTGTTTCCACAGTTGCCATGAGTTTCGCTGCAGGAACAGCAACAGCTACAGGTAGTGCTACAGTGAACTTAACAGGACTTGACTTATCGATAGTCACAGGAAATCCGTTTGCCACACCTTGGGCAAATGTTTCTCCAGGGGCTAGCAATACATGGACAGGCATAACGACAGGTGCAAGTAATACTTGGACAGGGGTAGACGCAGCATAAAAGATGTTGCTTGAATAACAAAAAAAGATATATTTTAGAGAGGTTTAAACATGGCAAGTACATATACAAGTAGATTCAAATTAGAAAAGATGGAAACAGGGGCTAACGCCAATACCTGGGGTACAAACACTAATAATAATTTAGATGTTTTAGACGCTTTTGGTGGTGGTTATTTAGCTAAATCTGTTGCAGGTTCTTCTAATATTACTCTTTCAACTGCGGATGCAGATCCAACTGCTGAGTCTTCTAATAAAGTAATTGAACTTACAGGGGCTTTAACAGGAGATATCGTAGTATTTATCCCTGCCACTGAAAGTGAATATGTTTTCTTTAATAATACAACAGGTTCTCAAACTCTTACCATAGCTGCAACAGGTCATACAGCAAATGGTTTTGTTATAGCACAAGGAGCATACTCACATGTATATTGTGAGGGTTCTGCAAATTTTAAAATTTACAACTCAGTTGATAAACTAGGAGCAACAACTTTTAAAGACACTGTTACTGCTGGTTCATCAGGACAAATTATTCTTAGAACAAATGGTGCTGTAACTGCTACAACATTTACAGGTGATGGTTCAAATTTAAGTGGAGTTGAACCTTTTCCTTCTGGAACAAAACAAGTTTTCTATCAAGCATCTGCTCCAACAGGTTGGACTAAAGATACAACTGCTGCACTTAATGAAGCTGTTATGTCAGTTGTCACAGGATCAGGTGGTGGTACAGGGGGTTCAACCGCTTTCTTTTCATCTTTCTTAGCAACGACAAATAAAACAGCGGTTCAAGATTCAGCTCCTGTAACTGGTTCACTTTCTGGAACAGTAGGAAATACTACATTATCAACGCCTCAGATACCTTCTCACAATCACCCTGCAGCAGCCATATCACCAACTAGTGGTCCTAGAAATGCTCCTAGTAATAACTACATAGCTTCTGGAACCACAGGTAACACAGGTGGTGGTGGATCTCACTCTCATCCATTTAGTGGAAGTTTGTCAAGTGCCGCAGCGGATGTTGATGCAACCGTTCCTGCCGCAAACGTTAAATATGCAAACGTGATTATAGCTGCCAAAGATTAATGCCAATATTTGACCCTGATGGAAAGTGTCCTCTTTTAAATAAGAAATGTATCAAACATCAATGCGTTTGGTATAATATGCTTCAAGGTAAGCACCCACAAACAGGATTAGACGTTCAAGAGTGGGGGTGTTCTATTGCTTGGTTGCCTCTTTTATTAGTTGAAAACTCTTCAAAATTAAATGGTGTTCAAGCTGCTACTGAATCTTTTAGGAATGAAATGGTAAAAGGTCAAAATGTGATGAATAATATTTTAGCCACAAATCCTCAAACCAAAAAACAAGTTAAAAATATAGGTAGTTTATTTGGAGCGATAGGGGATCATCAAAAAGCTATGGAAATTAAAGATAAAAAACTAGAAAATGAAAGTATTAGACAATTAAGCAATAATAAAGTAAAAACTAAGAGAGGTAAAAAATAATGTCTATAACAATAAATAATACAACTATTAATAAAAGACTCACTATAATTTTTGATGCCAATACAAATAAAGATAGTGTAAATGATGGACCTGTTTTTGGTAGTGGTAACACTGAATCAGATGTATATATAGATTCAAAAAATTATCTTAATATTAGATCACACACTGAAGTTCCTACTACTGTGCATGCACTTCAATGTTGGAACAAAAGTGGTTCATGGTCTTATGAATTAGAGCATACAAACTCAAATCCTAACACTATTTATTCCTCTCAATCTGACTTACCTAGTTGGGTTAATAATGTAGTTATTAGATGTGAAGCACAAGATATTTGGCAAACATCATACGATAATGCAATGAGTGGTGATGAAGATTCTCAAGCTAGTGCAACTACAACTGCAAATACTGCTAGAGACAACTATCTTTCAGGTTTAAGTATTACTTACTAAAGTGAAAGATTATATTCTAGAAGTTAGAAAATTAATTCCAGAAAATTATTGTAAAAAAATAATATCTTATTTTGATGAAAAATTAGAAGATGCCACCACTATTGGTGGGTCTAATAAAAAAGTTAGGAATTGCACTTTCAAATCAGTAATGACACCAAATTCTTTTGGTCAAAAAATTTGTTCAAATTATATTCAAAATAAAATAATTGAATGCGTTCAAGAATACAAAAAGAAACATAAAATGTGTTACATCGATAAAATCAGCTCTTGCGACTTGTTACGATATGATCATAATCAATATGATGTAGGTTATGACTATCATGTTGATTTTAGTTCGAAGACTTCAGATAGACATTTATCAATATCTATATGTTTAAATAATTCTTTTACTGGTGGAGAATTTATTTTTGATTTTTTAGATGGTCAAGTTCAATATCCTCAAAATACAGGCGATGCTATAATTTTTCCTTCAAACTTTATGTTTCCACATCAAGTAAAAAAGATAACTAGTGGATCAAGATATGCACTAATAGGATGGGTTATTTGATGCAACCAATTTTTATTCAAGAATTTCTTCCAAAAGATATTTTAAATATTGCCTATAGTTATTGTTTATTAAAATATCAAAATAAGAGTTTTATAGACTCAGACACTCAATCAAACTCATTAATAAAAGAACATAGTGATTTTTTAATGGAAACTCTTTTAGAAGCTAGTAAGCCTGTTATAGAAAAAAATGTTAGTAAAGAACTTTTCCCAACTTATTCTTTTTTAAGAATTTATGATAAAGGCTCAGATCTTAAAGTTCATACCGATAGAGAATCGTGCGAATACACAGTAGCTCTTTGTTTGGGAGCAGAACCACAAGATAAGCCTTATAATCTTTTTGTAGGTGAGAGAGATAAAGAATCTGAGTATAAATATTTCAGTGATAAAAATGATTGGGAAAGATATAGAATTGATCATAAATTTTCTATGTTACCAAATAATGCGGTAATTTTTCAAGGAATGGAAAAAATACATTGGAGAGAATATTGTGAACACGATCATTTTATAACTGTTTTTCTTCATTACGTGGATAAATCAGGTCCTTATAAAGAATGGAAATTTGATAAAAGAAATAATATTGGAATTAAGTAAACATTAACTTTAATGTTAAAAACATTATATAAAGAAGATTATTATCACTCTAAAATTAATGATGAAGTATGTAAAAAATCTTTTGACTTTATTAACAAAACCAATAATTCTTACAAAGAAAAAAGTTGGAATTGTAAAATAAGAACTTCATTTAATGTTACAGACAATATTTTGAATTGCACTGAGTTACATGAATTAAAATTAAATATACAAAGCCATATTGAAAATTTTATGCATTTAAGAAATAATTACTTTAATGGATATATTTTTAATTCTTGGATAAATATTTATGAAAAAGATTTTTATCAAGAGGAGCACATACATAGTGATGATTATAGAAAATATTTAAGTGGCGTTGTCTATCTTAGTGATAATAATTCTAATTTAAATTTACATTCTCAACATAGATCTAATATCGAAACAAACATTCAACCACAGTTTGCAGATATAATTATATTTAATGATGATTGCCCACATAGTGTATCTCCAAATCAAAATGAAGATTTAAGAATAAGTTTAGCTTTCAACTATTTATTTGTTTCTAAATGGAAAGGAATGTTTTTTTAATGTCTTATCCTTTTTTAACACATGAACTATTTGAAATAAACGATACTTTAGAAGTAGCAAAAAGCAAAGTAGGAGATCAAGAGTATATATACATTGATAATTTTTATAAAAACTCTGAACAAATATACGAGATGTTAAAACAAACTTGGGTTCCTAATTGGAAATTAAATAAAGATACTAAAAATTTTAAAGAGTATTATGACTGTAGATTAGAAATACCCTTAACTAATTATGGTGTAGATAAAGAACACAAAACAATTAATACTTTGAAACAGATATTAAATCTGCAAGACTATCATTGTGACGCAATAAAATTTAATATATTCAAATGGATTAATGATCCCTCTAATCATATTCAATTTAGGCCCCACATAGACGATAGCTTTAATATACTTATTTATTTAGATAAACAATGTTCTGGAGGAACAGCAATATACAAAGACATGCCACAGAATTTAATTGAAGAAGAAATTGATATACGATGTGATATATCAAATAACAAGTTTGATATTATTCCCGCTAAATTTAATAGATGTGTTATATTTAATGGTAAACTACCACATGGAGGATATATTGAAGATCATAAAAAATATTGTAGTGACACTTGGAGATATAACGCAGTGTACTTCTTAGAAAGCAAGAAATAGGATATTTACTAACATAATAAAGGAAAAACAAAATGATTAAACCAGAAGAACTAAAAGATCAAAATTTTAAAATATTTTTAGGAATGCCAATGTATGGTGGATTACTTACTGAATCAACACTACATGGTTTGTTGGAGTTACAGTCTTGGACTCAAGCTAACAATATTGCAATGAGAATACAAACAATGGGTAATGAAAGTTTAATTACTCGTGCTAGAAATACCATAGTTTCTATGATGATGGATCAACAAGATTTTGTTGCTACACATCTTTTATTTATAGATGCTGATATAGGTTTTACTTGGAAAAATATCGAGCGATTACTTTGTGTAGATAAAGATATAGCTTGTGGAATTTATCCCAGAAAACATTTATATCTTGAAAAAATTAAAGACATTTTAAAAGAATACCCCGATGCGCAACCTGATGAAATAGAGGCTAGAGCCTTAGGGTATAATGTAAACTTTGATGACCCTTTAAATTTAAAAGGTGAGGGAGGTTTTTTTCCTGTGCAAGAAGCAGCCACAGGTATGATGCTTGTGAAAAGAAAAGTATTTAGAACTATGATGAAAAAGTTTCCTGAAAGAAAATATGAGTCTGATCAAATTGTTAATGGTGGATCTTATAAGTCTGATAATTGTTATGATTTATTTGCTGTTGGACCTTACAACACTAAAACCAAAGAAGGTCAACCACAAATAAGATATCTATCCGAAGATTACTACTTCTCTCGTCTATGGCAGGAGTGTGGTGGACAGATTTGGGCTGACTTAGCTATGCCTTTAACTCACTTTGGTAATAGAGCATTTAAAGGTCATGTTGGGTCTTTAGTTGCTAAAAAAGAGTAATTTATATATATTGGCGTCATGCCATTAGTAAATTTTAGACCAGCACCAGGTATCAATAAAGAAGTCACCGACTACACAGGCGAAGGCAAGTGGACAGATGGTGATAACGTACGTTTTTTTCAAGGATTGCCACAGAAAATTAAAGGATGGGAGAAGTTTATCTCCACGACTTTGGTGGGTGTGGCTCGTGATCAACATGCTTGGGTAGCCTTAGATGGCACACGATACAACGCTATTGGCACTGATAGAAAGCTTTACGTTATAGAGGAGGGTCTGGCTTATGACATTACTCCTATAAGAGAAACACAGGCTTTAACCAATCCTTTTACTACAAACGCAACAACTTCAGTGGTTGTGACTGACACTGCGCATGGAGCAGCGAAAGGTGACTTTGTTACTTTTGATTCTTTCTCAGCTATTGATGGCTTGGATATGAATAAAGAATTTGAAGTTACATCAGTAGCTAATAACAATGCCTATGTTGTAACAACAACCGCTGCTGCTTCAGGATCAACAGCAAGTGGTGGTGGATCAGGCAATGCTAAATATCAGATATCAATTGGACCTGAAATATCTACTTCAGCTTTTGGTTGGGGCACAGATGGTTGGGGCGATGGAGCTTGGGGAGAACCTTCAACAGTTTCGAACGTAACCTTAGAAGCTCGTCAGTGGTCCTTGGACAATTTTGGAGAAGATTTAATTGCAACAGTTTTAAATGGTGGTGCCTTTAGGTGGGACACATCAACAGGTGTAAGCACAAGAGCTGCTGCTATATCAGGTGCACCAACCGCATCAAGAATAAGTTTAGTTTCAACGCCTGATAGACATTTACTTTTTATGGGAACAGAAAACACAATTGGAAATATAGGTTCGCAAGATGATTTACTAATAAGATTTTCGGATCAAGAGGATATTACCACGTATCAACCTACAGCAGAAAATACTGCTGGCTCATTAAGAATTGCTGACGGATCACGGATCGTGGCAGCAGAGCGATCAAGAGGTCAAATACTTGTATGGACAGATACATCATTACACTCAATGCAGTTTATTGGTCCTCCTTTTACTTTTGGTTTACGACAATTAGGTCAAAACTGTGGAATCATTGGTAGTCACGC